GCCAATTTTTTCGCTAAGAAGTTTTCCCACAGATTTAGTGGGAAGTTTAAGTGCTTCAAGTGCTTCCGTAGAACTATCGGCAAGTTCTTTAGAATATAAGGCTTGTTTGAAAATTTGGGTTACTTGATCGGCGTTGCTTACTTTGGAAAGAGCAACTGACATGGTTCTTGACCAACCGTTTTTGGTACCATAAGTATTGGCAATATCAGCAGCAGCAGTTTTTGGAGAATTAACCGCTTTGTCAACAATGTCCGCAATAGCGCGATTAACTGGACCAGCCAAAGGGGATTTAAGAGCAAGGTCAAGTTGACTAGAATCGTGTACAACTAATGAATTGGCAAGAAGAAAATTGCTCAACCCAGAACCAGATGTTGCCATTGGCAAAGAAGATGCAGCATACGGTTTTTTTGTATCTGGATCAATTTTAAATACAGGTTTATTATCGGCAGTTTTAATTACATTTCCTGCTTCATCGGTTTGAACGGCAAGTGAAACCGTATCACCACGACGAATAGAGGCTTTTAATTTGCCCGCATTGGCTAATGGATCTGATTCAAAATCAAATGTGGCATCTGCAATACCAGACACAACTTGCCCTATGCCAGTATTGGTATTAGCAAGCGTACCAAATCCAGGAATTTGTGACAACCCATGCGCTAAATCTCTACCAAATGATGCTAAGTAATTAGGATCATTTGATTTATCAAAAGAATTCTTAAATGTTGGAACAACACGTCCTAAAATTTGACGTTCACCCATACCTGCAAGGTCTGCTCCAAGAGCAGCGCCAGCAATAGTTCCTTCTGGGCCAGCAATAGTTCCAATAACTCCGCCAGCAACTACACCTAGCGTACCAAGTAGCCCTGCGTCAACTCCATGGTCTGCGTATAGGCTGTGAATAAATTTGTAATCTTTTTGAATTTCTTGCAATGGCTTGTTAGCCCAAGACATTGCAGAACCAATGGCTTTACCTACTACTGGAATTTTTGAAACCGCATTCATTGCATCGCCTGGAAGTGCTTTTACGTCATTCCAAAATCCACCAGGAGCAGGTGCTGGAGTAGGAGCAGGTGCTGGAGTAGGGGCAACTGGTAAATTATTACTCACTGACCCGCCTTATCCATTAAAGTTTCCATATGTGTTTTAATAAGGGATGCAGCAATATCAGGCGTATTTTTTAACGCATTGCGCAACCATGTACCTGAATTATATGTAGCAATATGATCGTCAATTGCATTAGCCATAGATNTTATATGAGAAGTGGCAGCAAGTGTATTAAATACATCTTGGCTACCAGATTGAATTCCATCTGCCGCAAGTTTAGGATTTTGCTTTGCAAACATTTGATTGCCTTGAAGCATATTATTAGCAGTGCTAACGTTAGGTTGCGTAACCTGCTGAGCAGGTTGTGACAATGGCTGCATTGATGACATGGATTACTTCCCTAATGCGGAAGCGAGTTGCTGCAATTCTGGGGAAGCATCTGGATGAGATGCTAATGTTTGAACAAGATTTTTAGCCGATTGTCCACCTTGCATAGTCTGACTTGGGTTGATGCCAAGTGCTTCTGGACCAGCGCCAGCACCCATTGGTGAACCAGTTGTAACTGGTTCGTTAGGACGTTGTGTGGGTGCATTAAGTGGGGTAACTGGCATTTGGTTCTGTTGAGGATTGCTTTGTTGCCCCGCCGCATTAGATGCTGCTTGAGCAATTTGTGATGGCGTCATTTTCTGACCTTGCATGTTAGTAGCAGACAAAGGCGCTTGCGCCTGTAAGTTTGCTAACTCTTGTCCATCACCGTAATTAGGCATACCTGAGATATACCGCTGTGCTTGTTTTGATGCTACTCCGCCATCGGTTCGCGTGCTATTGGCACCTGGGAGTGATGGTGTTGTCGAAGGCTTTGCTGCCTGTGGCATACCTATTCTCCTTCATTTAATGTCTCGATGGTTCGGGCTGCATATTCGTGAAATGATTTTTGATCTTCCACGAAACCTGCTTGTGTTTCTAACATACTTGTTATTTCAAAAAATTCTACTGCCACATGAGAAAGCAGAGCAAAAACATCCCACTTAGTAAATTGAGTTGGCGTTCTGCCCTGCTCGTCTGACATTTTGTTACTTAGTCTTCATTGGCTTGGAAGCGGTTGTTCCTGTGCCTTTGGTACCAGAGGGCTGTACGCTAAACTTGATTGTTGATGGTCCTGTCTTTGCTGGGCCAGACTTTGACTGAATTGCAGTCTTTTGTGTTACCGCGTCAGAAGATCCATGTCCACCTTGATTTTTAGGTGATGGAACTTTCGTTGTTAATGATGCTTTCATTGTTGCCATGATTTTTCTCCTATAGGTTTTATCAACCAGATAATTACGCTGGTTGTTTTCTGGTTACGTTGGCCGAAAGATTCGGCTGACCAGAAGATGAAAGTCCTGCCGCTAATTGTTGCAACGCGGAAGGGGCTTGCTGTTGCTGTGGCATTCCAGGAGCAGCCCCAGCGGGAGCCTGACCTGGTACACCTTGCGCTGGTGGTTGACCTGGGGCTTCGCCTTCTGGGGATGCTGGTGGCTGCGTAAACGCAGCAACTATCACGTCTTCGATATTATCGCCCTGTTGACGACCCTTGATGACGGCTGCCATTGACATAAGAATCTTTGAAGGATCTTGCCCTTGTGCTGCCATTGCTGGCAATGCTTGTGAGTATGAAGCCATTGCAGACATAAGAGAATCACGCAATTCTTCAATTTCAACTTTTTGTTCTTCCATGGTTACATTCATATCCCATGGCATTTGACGACGTAAGAAGTCACGACTGATTAATTTATCACCACGTGCTTGAAGCCCAAAGACCAAAGCGCGGTTAGGATCAAGCCCAGCCATCATTCCGTAAGATACATCTACCCAGTAATCGCCATCAATATCTTTTTTAGGCGTATACTTAATCTCGTAAGGTGCGCCAGAAACAACGCCACGAACTTCTTTTTCAATATCGCCAAATAGCGTTTCATCCATCATAAATGCAATACGCATAACTTGGCGGAATACTTCTGCAAAAACAGCCTGTGCTGTCTTTACCTGTGTATCAAATCCGCCCATAAGGGCTTCAACACCACGACCTGTAACGATAGAACCAGACTGTTGACCAAGACGACCTTGTGGGTATCGTGCGCCTACGCGTAGTTCTTCATCAAGTTGTGCGCCTTCTTGGAAGATTCCATTAGGAATATCCAAACCAACGCGACGAATCTTTTCTGGATTGGCAGAACGAATTGTTGCATCTGGACCAATCTCAAGTACGTTCACATCTGCTGGTAGGGCAAATGGAGCCTGTACTGACTTCTGTGCTGCTTCAAGTTGCAAGGTGGCAAAGCGTGCCTTGGCTACTTGTACCCACATAATATCATCAAATTGTCCGCGTTGATTCTCATCGGAATCAATGCCTGGGCGAACAGCAATAACCACTGGTAGTTCACCAATAAGATTCTTGGCGCGGTCTAATACAAGGTTGCTACGCTCTGGAACAAATAGGATTACTTCATCTTTGTCTTGATAGCGAAATACTTCTAGTGTGCGCTCTGAGTTGCGATTCTCATAAGGCCCACGGATGTTGCCTTCATATTCAGGAAATTCATTACATAGTTCGCGTACTGTCTTATTGTATCTCTTTGAGTACGAAAGCAATTTACCAAAGCGGTCATACTCTGGGTATGCTGCAATTGGATTATCAATGCGGATTACTGGGCGTTTGTTTTCCCAGTCTGGCTCTACAATGAAAGGAAGCATGCCGAAGGTTACGTAACGGTCTGCGCCTGTGTACATTAGCGTTTGTAGACGACATGTGTCACGGTAACCAGCGGCAATCATAGTGCGCTTATCAGCCTTCTTGCGTGCGCGGTCTGAGACAGAATCTGTCGAGTCGCAGTTGAAGGCTGGCAGTGGTGCGATAACTTCCGCAACGTCACGTGCAGCAATATCAATAAAGTTGGCAGTCATTGGTTTAGGAAATTCATCTGGGAACATTCCAGGATATACTTGCTGAATATCTCCAGCACGGATGGCCTGTAGATCGGTCCAGCGTGCATCACGAGTGTGGTAATGATCGCGCAACTTGCGGATCTTCACCGACAGATCGTTAATGTCTAGACTCATACGTAACCCCCGTTAGCGGCCAACCTCTGTTGAAGTTGTGCATATTCTTCCAAGTTAACAACCTTACGTCTAGCAAGATCCATTGGTGTGGCAAATGGATTTTTGACGAAGGTTCCGCCATAAGACCCAGCCTGATTGATATAATCTCTCATCTGTGTCTCGGCAAACCAGAGGGCCATTGGGCCGTCTTGTTTATTTTTAGTCCCTGCTGACCAGGTAATTAATTGCTCGATCAGCGCCTTAATATGTTCATTGTCGGCCCTTGGAAGTTCCAAGAGATTGTTCTTCATGTACTTGCCTTGATTATCAATCATGCCAAAAAGTGGAGCCATTGAGGCTACACCAAATTCTAAATCCATTTTATTGCCACCCGTGTAATGCTGGACGAGGCGAATGCCTCGGCTGGCAAGAAACGAGTTGATCTGTTCATCTTGAGTAAGGAAAAGTTGAAAAGCGTTCTTCTCAATAACCCAAACCTTTGGTTGGTACTTTTCAGTCCAACTACGGATAATCTCACGAATGGCCTGTGGAGTAGGAGCGGGCATACGGTTTGCTTCTAACAAATACCGCTTGCCAGTTATTCTATCTCCAGCGTAAGCCACAGAAAAGGTATCCCCAGACATGGCGGGATCCATCGAGCAGATTACATATTGGCTACTAAGGGAATCAGGATGGCCAGGAGCGCCTGGGATTAGCGGCCCAGAGGCACGCATACCGCTGATAGATCCTCTAACACACTCTGGCGAAAAGATGGCTGTAGATTCAACGTCCTGTTGTTGATAGACCATTGCCCAAGTTTTAGGATCAATTAAGCCACGACGACGGCGAAGATGCTCACCAGACCAGCGAGGGTATAAACCATTCTCATCTGGCTCAGTAGCGTCAGCGTCCCAAGGACGATCTGACTTAGGCCATAGGGTTACCCAATCCTTTGGGTCATCAGCAAATTCAAGTACCGCTGGCATAGCCAAG